AATTATTCCTCGCTTTCTGCGTATAATTTTTTTAAGTCGATATTTTCCATAACTGCCCTTGCTTCAAGTACGGCTCTGTAATCGCTCATTGCTTTAATTTGCAAGTCATATGTACTGCGTGGGCAAGTCGGAATAAAATTCAGATTCCCTTTATCCCAGTTATCAAGCATTTTCTTTAAGCCGTCGTGGCGGATTGATAACTGCTGATATTCAGCGATAAACCTTTCTTTGTAATCTTCGCTTAACATTTTGTCAACAGTATTAGATAAAACCATAATTATTCCTCGCTTTCATCTGTTTTTACTTCGACTGTCGTCTTTAATCTTTTAACGATTGATACCAAAAATTTCGGCAATGGAATACCAATTTCCGAGAGGTTTTCTAAAATTGAAATCAACTCGTTGATGATAAACCAAATCGTAACAATCATGCCGATACAGTAGTTAATCCGCAGGTCGATTCCGCAGTTGACAAGTGCCGAACTGATGAGATAGTCGGCAACAATACCGACCGCTACGGCTACGATATAGCCTACCTTTTTGATAATGCCAGTTACACCGACACGGCTGTTAAGCGTGTGGCTGATGTATGCCTGTGCCATTCCTGTGATATAGTCGATAATCATTACCGCAATCATCACCGCAAACGGCACAAGTAAGATGTTAAGATATGCGACAATAGCACCGCATACCGTGGCAAATAATGCCTGTAAAATGTTTTCTTTCATTGTTTACACCTCGCTTTCGACAGGTTCGTCAACGGTTGGGTCTGTTCCCCATACCGTCATAACTGCATTGAAGTATTCATCAGAGAGAACCTTTCTCAACTGTTCTCTGCCCGATTTGCTGTTCATGTATGCGTTGCGAATGTTTCCGCCCACCTGCATTTCTTCACCGTTAAAGGTCAAAAACTGCTGTCTGAGTACCGACACGCTGTCCTTTGTGAGCATATCAAGTGTGATTTTTTCTTTAAGTTCCATTTTTCATACCTCCGTTATTTAATTTTGTACAAGCAAATCACATTAATTTGCTCGCCGTCTGCAAATGTGTAAGCCGTCTTATCCTGAGTCGAAAACTGTAGCCAAGTGTTATTTTTCGGAATGGCAAATTTAAAGAGCTTGCCAAGGTTTGAAATACCGACACAAAAAACATTGTCCTCGGAAATACATTTGTACGGCAAATCAATCAGCGGACACATGCTATTGCCGCCAAGAGATACTGCGTTCATTTTGACCGTTGCACTGACGATTACGATGTCACCAATCGTCTTATATGTACAGTCTGCACTTTTGATTTTATCGGTGACGGTTGAATACGGTGTGAGTGTTGATGTACCACTTTCAATATTTGACGAATCATATTTAGTCGCCAAGGCGGTTTTATCTGCTTTCACAAGCAGAGCGTTGTAAACTGCTCCGCTTGTGAGGTAACACGGGCTGTTATTTTTGGGTTCGCTGTCGAACGGCATTGAATCGAGCTTTCGGGCAATACTCTTGTCTGTTTTATCAAGCCTTGCCCCAAGTGAATTAGAACTGCCTCTTGCCGTGGTTATTTCGGTTTCAAGTGCAATTGCTCCGTCTGTTGCCCGTTCAATTCCCTCATCCATATGGTTGAGGTTATCGGCATTGAGGGGCGGAGCAGAGCCGTTCACAAAGACAATTTTATTGTATTTGTTCATTTTCTTTTACTTCCTTTCCTAATCGTTTTTCGCCCTTTGACGTGAGGGCAGTTATAAATCCGTCCATTTTCTTATTGAACACAAATGTTTCGATTGTCGGCAAATCTTCAAACGGAGTTTTAATTGTGTACTTATCGCCTGCCTCAAGCCACCAATACGAAAACAGCTTAATTTTTGTCGGGCGGTATTTATATACATCACCAAAAAAATTAACAGAATTATATTTTGTGCCAATATCACTTGCTGTTGTTCTGCACCTCATCAAAATGTTATCGGAAACATACCACGAAAAATCGTTACTGTTGCCATACAAAAACGCTTTTTTATCAGCAAACTTAGCACTGTACATACGGATAGGCTCAAGTTCGTAATCTTCAAAGGATAAATCTTTGTACGAATCGATTGTTTCAACGGAAGATTGAGAATACAACCTTTTAAAACGCATTTTTCCGTCGGCATCTATAACGGCAAAGCTCAAAGTTAATTCTGCATAAGCTTGGATTAAATCTGACAAGGTAATGTCCTTTATAACCTTTTCCACACAGGTATCATCAAATTTCAGCGGTACACTAAAGATAGATAAGCTCGGCGGTGAAACCCCTGTAATTGCATAATCTTTGGCAAATTCTGCGATTATTGAATAAAAGCTCTTAAAATTATCGTCTTTTTGATAGTGCGCATAACCATAAGCAAAACTGCCGTCCTCGTTCTCTTTGCCTGCAAACCACAAAGACATATCCACCTTTGACATATCATAAAAAGCGTCATAGGCTGTGATTTTGACGATGTTACGCTGTTTTTTATCTCTTTGAGCCGACTGAATTTTACCGTAGAAAACAGGACATTCAACCGTTCCTGTTTCGGCAGGACAAATAAGAGTATTTGACGGGTACAAATCATCTGACGGATACAACTCTGATTCAAGATATGTTGCCGTTATGATGACCTGTACCGTCTTTCCTATCAAAGCCGAGCAATCATAATCAATGAGTTTCACGCTCATTTCAGAGGCTATGCAACCGCCGAATTTCAATTCTTTTTCAACGATTTCATTTTCAAGCGAAAAACTGTCAAGCACGATACTTTCACCTGTTATATCCTCAAAACTGCCGTCGGGGGAATGCAGGGCAACGGTGTTGTAAAGTGTGTTTGTTTTCAGCTTATCAGCAATTTCTTTAGATACAAGCATTTTTAAGAATCACCCCTTAATACTCAATCAGCTCAACAGTAATCGGCTGATAGGTTATATCATTCTTTTCGGCATCCATTACGGTATATTCAATATCGGGAATATAAAAATAAGAGGTGTAATAGCTGTTCGTTTCATCGTTCCAATAAGTTACCCTGCACTTCCTCTGTAACTTATTCGCCATTGAGAGGTTGATAATCGACTGAAAATCAATCTTTTCGTCAAGATGAAGAATGTGAGTTGAAAACGAAATTTTTGTTTTGTAATTTGGCAGCGTTGCCCTTTGAAGCGTACCGTTCTGATCTCGTTCCGCAGAAGTTTCAAGTCGCTGATTCGGAGTTGATGAAAATGCGGTAATGTACTTATTCGGCATTATGTTGTTGCCGAATTTAAGCAAATAGCCGTTATAATTTGACATATCATCCCCCCCTTTATGCAAATGCGGATTTACCGTTGTGTCTGCGTCTGTAAAGCTCATCCTGTCTTATCATTTCTTCAAAAAGCGTTGAACCCTCAAGCTCGGCAGTAAACGAATAAGTGTTGCCACCGTTATTGCGAAAGATAATGAACATTTCATAAATGCGTTTAAGCAGGTCAAGAATTTGTGTGAGAATCACTGTATCCTGACCGCCCGAATTGTCGAGCATACCCTGTAACTTGTTAAGAGGAGAAATAACCTCAGGGTTACCGCTGTTAGCGCCTGCGTTATCGCCGACAACCGCAAGTGTCGGAGCTTTAACAATACCGCCTTTTGCAAATTTTCGTGCCGGTGATTCCGTGGGCTCTTCAAATCTCGGAATGAGAGGCGGATTTTCAGGCATTGAAAAGCTCCAATCCTGTCCAAAAGCTGCTCCGATAATACCCGCAATTCCGCCGATTGAATTAACAACGCCCGAAACGAAATTATAAATGCCCGTCCACAACGCATTTATGCCGTCAATGATAGCGTTTATAATAAACTTAAACACGGCACAAATGCCGTCCCAAATACCTTTGAAGAAGTCGTAGATACCCTGCCATGCTTTGTTCCAATCGCCTGAGAAAACACCTGTAATGAAGTCAATAAGACCGCCGAATGTTTTCTGTATAGAGGTAACCAACTCACCGATAAATGTAAACACATTATCAAACACTCTTTTTACGGCATTGAAAACATTCTGAAATATAGGTCCCCAAAAGCTGACAAGCCAGTTTACAAACGGTGACAGGAAGTTATTCCACATGGTCGAAACACAGTCTGCAACCTTGCCGAAGAAATTTATTGCACCCTCAAAAACAGGCTTCAGCCAGTTTTCCCAAGCTGACTTTACGATTGCTACGATAAAATCCCACGCAGGCTTAATCCATTGATTGTAAACATTCATCAGGGTTGTGCCGATGTTGGTAAACATATTGCAGATATTCTGAAAAATCTGCTGTCCGTTGCCGTTCCACCAATTACTGATAATTGTTCCGATATCTCCGAAAATTTGACCGATAAAGTTAAACACATCTGCAAACTGCAATTGTAAATTTTCAAGAAATTCTGTGATTGTTGCACCGTCATTTTCAGTCCATTCAACAAGGCTTTCGGTTGCGATTGAAAACGCACCCGAAACAACTTCGCCGACTGAACCCGCAAAGGTTGTAAGACCGCTTAAAAGATTGGAAATTGATTCTTCCATTTGAGGGCGAACATTGTCAATTGCATTGCCTGCAAGTGTACCGAAATTATCAAAAAAGATTGAAAGGTTGTTATAACCGTTTGTAAGATTGTTGCCTATGGTGTCGATAAAGCCGATAATCTTTTCCCTGTCTTTTGAGATCCACTTTGCAACACCGCCTGAAATGGTCTGAAACGACTTTCCGCCGATTGTCGCAACCGCTCCGAATGCAGAACCGATTGCCCCGAGTTTTGCAGAACCGACCTTTTGCATTGTGCCGAATGCCTTTTGAACTATGAGAACAGCATTATCAAAAACGGTCTTGCAGTTCTTGCCTATAGCTGACCAATCAACCTTGTTAATACCTTTCTGTACATTCTCGACAAAACCTTTAAATCCGCTTTTTTCGTATAGATTTTTGAATGCCCCCGAAAGGTTTTTGCTTGTGTCCTTGACAACATTCTTTGCAACAGCTCCGCCCGATGAACCGCCTGAAGAGCTTTTTGATGAGGAGGTGTCTGACTTTGAAGATGAGCTGTCAGAGCTTGAAAGCACATTCAGCTTATCAAAGCCCGCAACACTTCTCTTTGCTTTTTCGGAACTTTTCTGAACATTATCAAGTGACTTTGAACTGTCATCTGCCGTATCCGTAAGGCTTTTGGCAGAATCGGACGCAGATTTGATATTGCTTGCGGTGTTGTTGCCTGTATCCCAGCCGAAGACCTTTGAAAGCGATTCAACCGCACCTTTGGCATATTCCGTTAAAGTCGCAAGTGCGGAACTCAACCGCTTTACAACCTGAGTTGCCACCTGTAAAATAGGCTGACCGACTACGGCAAGGAGCTGTTTCCAACTTTCTCTGAGGTTGCCTGTTACATTCTCCCAACCGTCTGCTTCACGGCTTGCCTGTCCCATAGCACCCGAAAGCTGATTAGCGTCCTTGACCATTTGCAAAAGCGTGAGCTGTTTCTGCGATTCCGACAAATCCATAAATGACTTGCCATACAGCTTATTAGCCGCCGCATTTCGTGTGGTTTCAGTACAGGACAAACCGAGTGCGGCATCATTTTCAAAGTTACCTTTCAAGAACGATTTCAGGCTTTCTGCGGTGTCTTCAAGCGAACGGTCGTAATATGCGGCACTGTCGGCTGTTACCTGTAAAGCCTCCTGCATCATTCCCAAAGCACTTGAACTGTCCATACCCGTAGTTTTTGCAAAGGCATAAATGCTTGTGCCGACACCCTGTAATCGGGTTTCAAGAATACCGCTTTGATCGGCAACGCTCTGAATGGCTGATTCTGCCTGTGACTGCATTGTGCCGAATGTCTGCTCAAACTGCGAATTTGCCGCATTGACTTCCGCAGCCGATTCAATGCACTGCTGACCGAACTCCTTGATTTTGGCAACGGAAAAGGCGGCAACCACAGCCGCACCGATTTTCTTAAACGAGGATGAAACCGAATTGCTTAACTGCTCACCGCTGCCTTTGATATTTGAAAACTCTTTTTCGGTTTTCTGAGAAACGCCCTCCGCAACCTTTGAAAAGGACTGTTTCATATCAGTGCTTACATTTTCAAAATCTTTTGAAAGACTTGAAAACGCCGAATCAAACTTTTTGGTAATTGAATCGGAAATCTTATGCAATGTTTTTGAAATATCATCACCTGTCAGCCTGACATCAAGCTCAATTTCACCCGCCTTTGTCGCCATATTCACCACTTCCTTTCATTTTAGATTCTTTAAAAACAGGCATAAAAACAGCGCACACCGTTATGATGTACGCTAATAAAATTTTTGCAAAAGAACAGCCACCCCATTTGGAGTGGTTGTTTTTTTACAAGCTTGCAAAAAAGTTTTGAAATTCTGCAAGAACGGTGTTCATATCTTCGTCTGAATAGTGCTTTACATTCCTTGACCGCCATTTGTTGCGGATTTTATGCTGTGACGAAGTAAAGTTTTTCAAGACCTCTTTGTCGGTTTCAAGGCGAATTTGAACCGTTCTTGCAAGCGGTGTTTCGGGTCCTAAGCCTTGCAGAAGTGAGCAGAACTCATTCCAACTCATTTTAGCAAAGTCCTTTGAATAAATGCTGACCCCGTACTCCGAGCGAAAGCTCGACACGATTAAATCAAAGTCATCAATCAGGTCGTAGCCGGGGTCTGAGCTTCCCCCTCGTCAGTCAAATCGCCTGTTGCAATTTTGGCAGATTCGCTGATAAGGGCGTTGAAATCGTGCATATTCAGCTTTAACTTTTCAATCTTTTCTCTCTCGGATTCATCAAAAAGAAGATGATACATTTCGATAACATCTTTACTTTTACCGTTGCCGTCCTCAAAAAGTGCCGCAACTTTGAGCATTGAAACTGCGTCATTGTTGATTGCAAGATCAACATTTTTAACTCTGACACTCGGCTTTTCCTCAAAATTAAGCTTGTCTGTAATATCAATTAACTTTGACATAATCGTTCATTCCTTTCGTTTTTTAAGCGGCTGCTGTATATACGGGTTTGCCGTTTGACATAACTTCAAATTCAAGCGGAGCAACACCCGTACTTGCGCCTGCACCGTTTGATGTAACGGATACAACTGCATTTTTAAAGAGGACGGTTGCACCGTTGGGGAAGGTCCACATAAACGAAACTTCTGCCTTTCTGCCGTTTTCAAATGCAAGGGCGGCAATCTGGTCATTGCCTGCGTCACCGATTGTACGCTTGCCCTTTACCGAAATTGTGATTGACTTTGCTGTCATAAGCCTTGACTTCCAGCCCTCGTTTTCAAAGGCTGTCCATTCCTCGACACCGTTGTCAAATGCAACAGAAAATTCTTCGCAGTTAGCAATATTTGTCGTGGCGGATTCTGTTCCTGCCTTGCCAACCGCAAACTGATTTTCATAGCACGGGAATACTCCCGATTCAACTTTTGCCATAAAATTACTTCCTTTCGTAATAAAATTTAACTTCAATGACCTGCTCATACACACCCTTGTCGTCTGTTCCCACATCAACGGGTTCTTCCGTGAGCAGTTCGATTATATAGATTTTGTGTTCCTTAATTTCAACATTTTTAATGTCGTAAAGCGTTTCGTAAAGTCTGCGTGCAAACTTCTCGGTTTCTCTTGCGTTGTCGGTGTAATGGATAAGCAAAGACACGCTTATTGTATCGTAGGTGCTTTCACCGCCGATTGCCCTTGTGGGTGTTCCCGACTGCTTTAATGAATACACACCGATTGACCTGTCCTGCTTATTGTCAAGTTTGCCGATGTAATAATGCTCGGCTGAGGTAACGCTTTTGAGCCAATCTCTGATGTCCGATAAGTAAATCAAAGTCCTGCTTCCTTTCTGTATAATCTCACAAATGCCCGACTGCAAAAATTCTGCCGTGTACCGCCCTCAAGCCACGGTGAGAACCATTTACCGCCGGCGGCAATGTTTTCCTTACGGCTGAAATTATACTCGGGATGAAAATACAACCGCCTTGCATACGGAGTGCTTGACACGATTTTAACCGTGCCGTTCCAACTCTGCGCACAATCTTCAAAGGTATTTTCGTTCTGAAGATTACCCGTATCAAACGGCATTACCTGCGTGTTTTTCACCTGTTTAAGAAGTGCGTCACCTGTCTGTTCAAGAGCCTGTTGCTTTGCCCTATCAAGCTGTTTTACAACAGGCATATTGAGTTTGATTTTTGATGATACTGAAAATCCCATTAAATCACATCCAATTCCGTAAAATTAACTTTGCCGTCGGGGTTGCGGTGTTTTGTACCCTGTACGATGTTTCGTTTTACGCCGTCAAGGATTACAAAGCCACCGCTTAAAGTGGGGCTGTCGGGAGCAATGTCGCCGTCAAAAAGCAAGACAGCCGACACCTGAACAATTTTCTGCTCTTTGGTATAGACCGTCTTTGCCTTTGACTGCATATTACACAAGGCAGAGCCACCGTGCAGGGTTGCTGACGGGTACAAGCTGTCGGAGGGATACAGATTTTTGCATTCAAACACGGTCAGGGGTGCTCCGTCTTCGGTAACACCCTCACCGTAGATTGTGACCTCGACAGGAGTTTTGCAGAACTGCTTTTTTACAAGTGACGGAAATTTCACGGTTTTCACGCACCTTTCAGATTGCAGGATAACAAAGTCCTGTTGATTTTAGCAACGCATAGAGGTCGGCAGGAATTGCCACTCCGCTGATACACATTAAGTTCCAGCTTGCGCCAAATTCCATTGATGTGCCGTTGATTGAATAGCTTTTCAGGTAGGAAGAAATCATATCGGCATTTTCTTTTTCAAAAGCAGTAAGTCTGCTATGCACTCTGCCGATGATTCTCTTCTGCATTTCCGAAAGTTTTTCAAAATCAATGCGGTTAAAAGTCAGAACATCAATGTGTTCGGCAGAGATAATACTGTTTTCATCTCCACCCTGATGTTCAATGTAATCAGCATACATTACGCAACCACCGTTGTGTCAACATCGGCATAAATGCTGTCAATTTTGCCGTCCTTGCCATTCGGGAACACGAATGTGTCGGAAAGCGAACGGTTCTGATAGAGCCAGCCGTCACCCTCTGTGTGTGAGCCGGGAGCAAAGAAGTAAATGCTTGAAATCTTCGGAACAGTCTTGCAGGTTTCACCACAGGCAACAAGAACATTGATTTTGTGAGCGCCTGTTGCAGGCTCAAAACCGCCGTCATCGGGGTTAAAGTTGAAGTTATCGTAGAAACGCTCATCGTCAATAACCTCGATGATAGGGCAACCGTCAATCTCGGTCACTCTTGTTTCAATGCCGATACCGCCCTCTGCAATCTGTGTAAGCTCAATCTTACGAGTGAACTCTGTTGACTGTTCAAGGCAGTCCATAATGTGAGATGTCACATAGGCAACAAGTGTGCCTCTTGCCTTGTATCTGCGGAGCTTGCCGGCAGAGAGAATTGTTTTGAGCTTTGAATAAGCGTTCTCCTTAGTCCACTCCGATGTCTTTGTTGAAGAATGATATCCGTCTGTTGCCTGAGCCTTTGTCGCAACCTTTGAAAAGAAAAGTGCGTCTGTTTCGGGAGCAACCTGTGTCTGTTCAAATGTCTTTGAAATGTTCTCAACGCTTGCAGTCGAATTTGTTTCATCAACATCTGCCTTGTCAACGAGGAACTCAATATCACGGTCGTGTTCGCAGGTGAACGGAACATCGGTCTGAACATACTTGCCCTTGTTCCAACCGCCGTTGCGATTGTGGTTCTTAAAGCCTGATGTACTCATCTGTGTGAAGTGGAATGTTCTTGCACCAACCCACTTTACATTTGAAGTGATGAACGGTGATGTAAGTGTGCCCTGAACAAGAATTTCGAGCAGATCAGGGCTGAACTGCTCGGCATAGTTATTTGTGTTTGCCATGATTTTTTCAATCCTTTCTTTGGTTAAATATTAAATCTGCTCCATTTTTTGGTAGGAACATTTGCCTTTGGTTTTGTACCGTCCGATGTACCGTTGCCGTCACCGCCGATTTTCTTAACTCCTGTGCCGTTCTCGGCAGGTTTGCCCTTGAGTGCGGGAATATCGTCAAGTACCTTTTTAACAGCCTCTGTCAGCTTTTCCGCATTGACCTTGCCGTCTGTCACAGCCTTTGAAAAGTCTGCAATTTTAAGCACATACGGAACGGTTGCAATGTCAACGCCCTGTTTTACGGCTTCGAGGGTTGCCGACTGGTTGACTTCTGCCATAAGCTTTGCGTTGTTTGCAGATTCAACTTCCGACTGCATTTTTGCAAAGTCGGGAGTGTTCTCGGCTTTCTGCTTTTTAAAAGCACCGATAGCCTCTTTCATCTCATCGGCTGACAATCCCTGCTCCTTAAAATAAGACTTCAAAACGGTGTCCTCTGTCACGCTCTGTTTGCCTGTAATAAGGCTTGCGAGCTTGTCATAATCAAAGGCAGGAGCGTTTCCCTGTGGAGTTCCCTGCGGTGCAGGTGTCGGTTCATTGGGGGTTGGTGTTGGATTTGGTTCTGCCATTTTTTTCATATCCTTTCAGTTTTTCGGGTGTCTCCCGTAATCAGTTCATAGAGTGTCTCTCTGTTTCAGTTTTGCACGGTGTCTCCCGTAGTTTAATGTCTTCGGACAATAAAAAAGCACCTTACATATTCGTAAAGTGCTTAATCCGCTTTTTCTGTTTTTTCTGTTTTAACTGCTTTGGCTCTCGGCTTTTTGGGAGCGTCAGGCTTGACCTCTTCTGCAAAACCACCGTCAATGAGTTCCTTTGCTCTCTGCTCGGAGCATTCAAAAACTTCATTCACAGGTCGGGTTACATAACCGTTCTGCCTGTCATTAAATGCTGTTGTTACTCTGATTTTCATTCTGTCACCACCTTTCTAAACCGGTCGAAATCGACGGGTTTAAATGCAAAAAGCACCCTATAATCAACATTGCTGTCGATTATAAAATGCTCAATTCGTAATTTTATGCTGTTTTTGTGAATTGCATATAACAAAACCGCCCTTTTTACGGAGCGGTTAGATTATGCCACTATCTTTTAGATATTGCATTTTTTGTTTCTCTCTAAGCTTACTGTAAAGTGCTTCAGCATCTTTAGCTTCTTGTGGAGCATCTTCACGCAAAGTGACATTTAAACCATTTGTTACAAGGTACGGCTTAAACGCATTCCATAGAGATTTTTGTTCTTCAGTTTGTATCAATCTCATACTATCATCACCCTAAAAGTTTGCTGACTCTGTACTCATTATACACTTCATCCATAGCTTTATCTTTTAAGCATTCAAAAGCATACTCACTTATATCCTCTATATTATAACCGTTATTTATCAATTTTTCAACCTTTGGAGCATAAATTTTATTAAGGTAATCGCAATATTCAAAATAATCGTTAATACCTCCGAATTTTGCTCTGTAATTTTTAGCGTCTTGCCAATGAATCAGTTCGTGAAGAATTGTACTCAATCCGTCTTGCGGACAAGCCAAGTTTTCTTGTAAGCCTGACAAATCACTTGTTGAAAAGTATGCTGAATTGACATTTAGAACATTTTGCATTGGCATATATGAAGCAATAGCATTTACTCGCATTTCTTCGGGAGTGACAATACAAATTTCAGGCTTTCCGCTTGTTTCAACCTCTCCGAGCATATCAAACGCTTTTCTCACTTGCATATCAAAATTATGAAGTTCTTTTCGTTTTAGCTTTACCTTATCTGAAATATAAACATTATCACACAATGTATTTGCCTTGTGGGTATCAATTGTAATTGTTTCGCCCTCAATTTTGCGTTCAAAAGTTTTTGATATATCTTCTTCAAAAACAGGTCTGTAATATTTCTGTTCATTGGTGTTTAGTGAGAATTGCTTTGTCTTTTCTTCAAGCGTATTCGCCCTATCGTGCCACTCATCGGCTCGGGTTTGGGCAATGCGTTTATTGTCCTCATCAAGGCTGTATTCGGCACGGCGGTCAAAGCGTTCTGCCTGACGCTGTGCATACTGCTGTTTTTCCTCAATTCCTCGCTGACGGTCAAGCTCTTTGATTTCATCTTCAGACAACGGTGCGTCCAAATCATCAAGTTCGGGATAATATGTACTTGTGCTGTCCTTACATCTCGGATGAAACAAACCGTTCTTGATTGCGGTTGAGAGAAGCGGATAGTTTCCGTCTGACTTTTTGCCGTTTGAATAAACATCGTCAATAAACACCTTGCCGATATATTTTGCACAATCGGGGCAACCGCCCTGTCTTGAGTTCACAACAACGAGGGATACTCCCCATTCGGCTCGCTTTTCGCCCTCACCACGCAGATAGGCTCTTTTGTTGGCTGTTTTAACCGCCATATCCGCATAATCCGAGAGCGTGTGCCTTGCACCATTTTTGTATTCCACACAATTAAGACCTGCGTTGAGCATATCTTTACACGCCATATCAACGGCTTTTTCGTATGTAACCGCACCCGTGTTCATTGCAACCTGTGCGTTAAAAATCGCCTTGCGGTACTTGTCGTTGCTCATACGCAAAACTGCCGTTTCTGCCCTCTTTAAATCGTCTGTGGTCGATTTTATGAGTGCGTCAAGTTTACGGTCATTCACCTTAAAAAACTCGGCTGTGCTGTGTGCTGACGGCTTTTTCGGGGCTTTGAAACCGTCCTTGACAGCTTCAAGAATTTCTGCCTCCTGACTTGCATTTCCGTCAGCTTTGGCGGTGCGAATCATCTCTTCAACCTTGCCGTTAATGGTTTTGAAACGCTTGCCGAATTTCTTTGCGTTGTGCTTACGGTACTCTTCAAGACTTTTGAGCTGTTCAGCCTGCCATTGTGTCCAGTTGTAACCCTCTTTGATTTCTTCGGCTCTGTGACGGCTGAAATTGCGCATCATGCTGTCGATAAGCTCGTTTTCAATTCTCTCAAAAGCCTCTTTAATGTTGTAATCACTCATTGCTTACCCATTTGCTGTCATCGTCCTGATTTGCGATATCTTCGGGTTTATCGGGTTCATTGCCCGTGTCGGTAAGGTCCACATCGTCAAGCTCCGATTTTTCTTCCTCGCCTGCAATACCCTGTTCCTCTTTAATTCTCTGCACCTCTTCGGCTTTCCAATCCTCCGACTTGCTGTCGCCGTAAAGCTCATCAACCGAGGTTTCAACTGACATCAAACCGCCCTGTCTTGCTTTTGACACGGTTTCAACCTGACTTTCAAAGCTCGGATTTGCATATTCGCCGAAGTTTACGGATACTTCCAAGCCCTCAACAATACCATTGCCGTTGAGTTCACCGTCTGCATTGAGTACAACTGCAACAAGGCTTTGAAGTGCGTTCTGCGTAATTTTCACAAGGTTCTGCCTTGTGTAAAGGGTTGTCTTTTCCTTTTCACGCTGAGCGTCTGCATTATCAAGCTTCTTCGTGTCAATGCCGAGAGTTGACGGCGATATAATGCCCTGTAAGCAGAGGTCGAGGGCAGTAATGTATGAACTCAAATAGCTTTCGTGCTGAATCTGCGGACTTTCGGTGTAAATCCTGTTGCCGTTGCCGTTTTCAGACATATCGTTGCCCACGGTGATAAATCGGTTGTCAAACGGATTTGGCGATATCGGCTGACAGGTTTCGGGATTTCTCGGAACAAGGCAATCAGGCACATACTGCTTTGTTCGGCAGGCTCTGAGTGCGTCCATCCACTGTGACCATACTTCATCAAGGCTGTCGAAAGCGTCTGTTTTTATGCCGATAATGCCCGCACCTCTGCCCTTGTGGCACGATTTGCCATAAAGGACAGGTACAGCCCACATATATGATTCGTCAAATGTAACGCCCTTTGAATCAATCCACAAAAGAGCGTCAACCGTGTGCAGGTCAATCTCTTTGCCGTTGTCATCATACAAAGCATAGTGAATATAGCCGTAACCGTATGTTTCTTCAAAACGGTAACGGCGGTGTTTTTGCGTGTAATCGGTGTAAAACTTAACCTCTCGGATTCTGCCACGCACATATGTAAAGTCGATGTTTTCGGCAGGATACCATTCAACAATCGGAACATCTGATACAGCCGTGTCAAAACTGACCTTAAAAGCACCGTCACCAACAACACATAGGTCACGGAGCATTTGCTTAACCGTGTCGGATAGCTTGTTCTGCTTTTCAATATCTTCCCAACGCTCTGCATAAGCGGTTGAATTTTTACTTGTAACATCTGTGCCGTTGTAGTCGGCAATTACGATATTCACAAGCGTTTCGCAGATGAGTGCCGGCAAGCCCGTGTGTATTTTACGGATTTCAAGCCCCTTTGTGCTTTTTGCCGCCCAAAACATAGTTTTGTTTGTATCAATCTGCCTGTACAGCTCCGCAAGCTGTCTGCTGTTGCCCCAATACCAAATGCGATTGATAAAGCACTCGGTCAGATGATTGCTTGTTTCGGTGACTGTAATTGTTTTGTCGCTTGCAGGAGTAATCTGCAAAAAGTTTTTAATTCCCGATCTGATAGATTCAGCCATTCTGTTAATCAGCCCCATTTATTTCACTTCCAATAATATTTTTAAACGGCAGCCACGCATATTGACCGCTGTTAATGCAATGGTCGTGACCGTCCTCAGGTGTGTTGTCTTTATCCTCTCGCCAGCTGTAAATTTCAAACTCGGCAATCGTGTTTTTACAATGTTCAAGCACAAAATAACAGTCGGTGGCAAGCCAGCCGAGTACAAGATTGATTCGGTCGATAATCTTCGTTTTCTTCCATGCATTTGCAAAGTCATAGACACAGCCGTGCTGTCGCTTATACTTTTGAAATTCGGTAATAGTCGCTTGGTCGGCGCTGTCAATAAAAGCCGTGCGTGCAAAGCCCCATTCATCACGGTTGCGGTCAAGAAAATCAATAAAATTCTTCACTGTGTCACTCGGGGCAATAGGCGTTTGTATTTCAGCGTTGTTATAAACTCTTTCATCAAGCTGAACACACTTGCCGTGATTGGTAATGCCGTAAAATGTCATTGCGATAGTGTCAGGCGACTTCTGCGAATAGGCGGTATCAAGACCTGCGGTGAACTGAACAAAGTGTTCCGACTTGCGGTTACAGTTCAAAAACTTTCCTGCCCACTCTTTTGATTTGATATGTCTTGCCCTCTCAAAATTCGGGAACACAAGACCTGTTGCTCTGCCTCGCAAACCTAAGATTTTATTTTTATAGAGCTTTGTACCTTTCGGTGCAGAGTTCTTTTTCTTTTCAATCTGTTCGGGCGTAAGACTTAAATTGTCGGCAAAAGAAAAGAACCAATACCGCCAATTCGGTACAGGTTCTTCGGTAAGCTCCGCCGTAATCTCGGGAGGAACATCGTTTTCATATTTTTTAAAAGGACGGGAGCGGTTGACAAACTCCTTATACACAGGCAGGCTCGGATCATCGGGATTCAGCGTTGCAAGCATATAGTCATTACGGGTTGACATCTCTCGTATAAACTCGATATCGGCGGTGTTGATTTCGTCAATATAAACGCACCCAAACTGCGCACCGAGAACCATTTCCCACTTATCCCGACTGCTGTAACCGAGAATATAGATGATTTTATCCTCAAACTTGATATGCGGGAGCTTGTAGTCCTTGTCGCCGTTGCCACAGTAAACTGCGTTACGGTGCAGGTCGAGAATACCGTTGTCCTGTTGAATTATAGTTTCCTCAGCCTTGCCCGTAGTCTTGGCGGCAATTGCGTGGAGTTTTTTCGGCGACTGCGACACCATTCGCATAAACTTAACGCCTGCTCCGACGGTAGTTTTGCCGGACGCTGTAGTTCCTTCAAGAAATTCAGCCGACACATTTGTTGTGTTGATAAAGTCGATATACTTTTGCGATAGCGGGAATTTGTTACTCACTCAATCCCTCACCACCCAACTGTCTAAACACATCGGATAGCTTTTCGGACTGCTCAACCTTTGCGTCAACCTTAACGGTGTATTCGCCCGTCATCTTGTTGAGCGTGTCAATAGCCCTGATTCTGTCAGAGGTGTCCTGCCCGTCATTCCTTGCAATGTCGGACAAAGCAACCTGTCTGTCCTTTGCACTCATAATGCGCTCATCTTTGAGCTTATCGGAAAGCTCCTTGATGTATTTTGAAACTCCAACATTCTCCAACAATTCATACGCTCTTGCGTTTGCGTAATTTTCGGAATATCCTGCCTGTATCGCACTCTGAACGGTGTTACCGCTCTGCGCATAATATTCCGCAAACTTCCTCTGTCTTGCATTTAATTTGTCTTTCACGGTATCACCGCCCTTTCTAAAAATAAGCAAAAGAAAAGACAGCACATTTCTGTACTGTCTTTAAACACAGGTTTCCGGAGTTGCACCGGAATCTGTAAAAACTGTTTTCCTATTTAAACTATCCCCTGCGTTTATAATATTATATCAATAAATTTCTAAATATTCAAGTGTTTTCTTTTTCTTTCCCATTTATTCAATAATGCACTTACATATTTCTGTTCTTTATCAGTCAATTGACGATCTCCAATTTCATTATGTTCATAACCCAAATGGGTATGTGGCATCATTCCATTATGAGGTCTACCTTTAACGTCAATTTGTTTTATTCTTTCGCCGTAGTTGTCATAAAAAGTAACACTTTTGATGTTGCTCTGTTTGTCAAGAGTAGCATACACTCTATTTTTTGTCATAGTTTCCATAGGAGCTTTTATCGAAGTATTACCATTCATATGAATTACTTTTATTTCACCAAATTGAGCAACTGTGTGATATTCTGTACCGTACTTCTTTCCCTTATCACTTATACCGCTTGAAGAGCCTCTTCCGCCCATTATTTTGACCTCCTGAATTTTTCCTGAAACGATTTGATGTTGATAATGTTCTCCTCGCATTCTTCGGGGACTCTGCCGTAGAAGATAATTGTTTCAGGCTGTAAGCGTTCAATCATTTCTTTGTAGCCTTTCAAAAACAGTTCTTTGGCAATCTTGTTTTTCTGTGTGCCGACACTTGACACGGCAACAGTACCGCCAATAGGTTCGCCGTCAAAACACCATTCAAAACTCTTTTCATCACTCCAACAAATTGTAGGTATCACCTCAATACCGTAGAGCTGTAAATATGCACCTATCCAATGTTTGCGATAGTGATTATAAATTTGCAACGCTGTCGGATAATCAGTGTAAAGACTGAAATCAGGCGACAACACACAATTAAAATTTTGTAGCTTTTCAATGTACCTGTCGGGTGTATTCCACAACCTCTGAAACTGGTAATCGTCAAGGAAAAAATGTACTCCGCAATCACTTTGCTTACTGCTTAAAATTTCGTTAAATCCAATGAATTTGTTTTCAGTAATTTTTGTAGGCTTGATAATCGGGATGTCATATTCTCCTGCACCTTCAAAAATCGTCCTTGTACTGTTTTCGTAACTTGTACCGCATTTATCTTTATACATTAATTCCACCCCGCAAAAGCAAAACCGCCCTCAAACGAGAGCGGTCTGTGCAATTTTTATCTTAGGAGAGTTCTACATATGTCCTGTTTGTCAAACTTTCATAATACCATTATACGCAGGGTAAGGGTGACATTCAATGACATTTCAAAATAATTTTACGAGAAATCGAACTTTTTTCGGAACGCCTGTAACGCTTCGCCGTGCAATCTCAGGGTATGCCTTACGCTCATTTCCATACTCTCGGCAATATCCTCCCACCTCTGACAATTTATGTAATACTCGGTCAAAATTGCAATGTAACGGTAATCGTCAAGTGCGTTGATTTTACTGCGGATTTCAGTTTTCAACCGCACAAGATTGTCAATTTCCCGATTGATTTCAGCCTGAAGGTCTGCAATCCTGTCAACAATCCGCATAGGGTCATTCACTCCCGATGTCTTAACAGGCTCGTTCTGCTTAACTGATACCTGTGCAATATTCAGCCTAAGTTTCGACAACTCGTGTTCTTTCGTTCTGATCAGCTTATCCGAAACCCTGACCGAATATAAATAATCTTTAACCGTCAATCCACTTCACGCTCCTCGTCAAGCATACCAAGTTCCTGCGCCAACGCAACAACAGCGGTTACAATCAAATGCAAATCCTTGCCTTTAATATCGCACATACGATATCTGACTTTGATAGTTTCTTCTTCGTTGTCGATTTCATCAAAACCAACAACTACACCTTTATTTAAGGTTTCTATTTCGCCGTTATCGTAATTAACGGTAATATTTTTAATGCCTCTCATTCTTCTACCTCACTTTCCTCAATAGGAACAGGCTGATTCCAACAACTATAACAACTAATATACAAGTCCCCTTTTTTTGTTTTTGCACAACCCGAAACAGCTCCTAATTTTTTTAGGCAAACCTTTGGTACTCCGTGATCAAGCTCTGCGTTCGGATAATTCTTCAAGAACTCACTCAAATAAGTCCTCTGCGGATTCTCATCGCTCCATTTTTGAACGATTGCAATTGCCTTTTCAGGGTAATGGAGCATAAACTCATTGCAACCGCAATATGTACCGTTGTTTTCATAAGACAGTAGGCAAGATGTACCACATTCAGAGCCATTGATTATAGAATGACACATTCTGTCATTTTCTTTTAAAAAATTAACGGTTTTAGAACAATCAATCATTTTTTGACTTCCTTTTCTAATCCTTTTTCATCGATACTGTATCCTGCCAGTTCAGCTACATATGACTTAATATCCTTGAGTTCTGATAAGATAGCCTCTGCTGTTGATACTGTGCTTTTCACTGTCGGCTTTTTCTCATTGACTCTTGAGTTCCATATACTTTCAGCAAGCAGAAGTGCGTTTGTAGATTTTTCATTTTTATATGAGAAAGTGAAATTACAAGCTTTACACACAATGTCAATTCTGCTCAAAACGGGATCATACCCATAACATAAGTCCGTGCCACCACAAAACGGACAACCCTTCTGTAAGTTTAAAATTGGTTTTTTCTCTTTACTCATTTAATTCACCTCGATTTCTGCGTTCAGATAACTACCGCTGTCAATTTCATCTCTTAATTTCTGCCCGTAATCAATGCCGTTGTTTTTCAAAGCCATAACCTTGTCAAACTCTTTGTGCATTTTTATTGAGGCATACTCAACATTGTTTTTGTATTCCTCGGTAAATTCTTCTGCCCCATCTTTAACATTTGCAATATATCTCAGGACTTCAAGATTTAATTTATAAAGTCGCTTTGCTCCGAATCCGAAATGGCGACTCAATATTATGGAAGCAAGTTTCAGCCCGTAACCGATACCGGTATCAAACATTTCACCACGAATACGATCTTCGTGCTGTTTACTTCTTAATTTCCAGTTGCTTTTCATTTATCACAACTCCTATTTATATTTCTTTTTGTTTATCATACAAACATATCCACCCCAAAGGGACCTGCCTAACATACGGACACTTTTTACAACAATAGACACATATGTATAAGCCTTTTTTTGAATATGGACATTTCCGTATGCTACATGGATGATATTCGTGTTTACACTTTCGACAAACCTGCAATTTCATAATCAATCACCCAATTGCAGATATTTTTCAATTGTCTGCTTTGCTGATGTACTGCCATAACATACCTTTACGGCGTATCCGCACCGTGAAAGATTCTGCAACCATTTATCCTGATGTTCAGAAGTCTTATTGTTGCCGACTTTAAGCTCAATATATAAGCCGTGATATTTACCTTTTGGCACAGCAAGGCATAAATCCGGAACACCTGCCCTAACTCCTTGCCTTTTAAGATGTGCGGCTTCGGCTTTATCTCTTCTGCCACCATTTGGAACAGCGTACAGCATTGAAAGTTCAGGATGTATTTTCATTTGCACACATTTATCCGCCCATTTAATGAGTTTACATTGCTCCTGTGCTTCAGACATCATTTTCATTTCCTCTCGTAAAACGGTAATTCTTATTTTTATCGGCTTTAATAAAAATTTTCGGATTAGCCATTTCTGAAATTCTACTGCCTAAAGCCTCATCAATCTGCGAAATCTGTTCAAGTGATAATTCAGATGTTATGACAGTCGGCAATCCTTCATTGTATCTGTAATTGATAATCTTAAATGTAGCATTGACATCAGCTGTTGAGACAAAATCGCCCCTGCGAGTTTTAAAGAAATCATCAATGTAAAGAATTTCCGCTTGCTTATATGAATTTATGAGAGCTTCATACACCTCTAAATTACTCGATGCCTGTTTGATTTTGGTAATATCATCCTGCCAAAGCATATATTTAGGTGCTTTGCCTTTTTTGAGTAATGCTCCGACAATAGCCGTACATATATGTGTCTTTCCACAACCGGGCTGACCGCCGAAGAAGAACCAATCAGAGCATTTGTCAATGTACTCATATGCTTTATCTTTCACATATTTCTGCCAATCTGAGGTTGTCTTGTAACTTTCAAAAGTATATCGTTTAAGAAGTTTTTGAAGACCGCTGTTCTGCATTCTGTGAAGTTCATCTCGAATTTTCATACAATCACATTTGCAAGCAACCACATCATATGTAACCTGCCCGAAAGGCGTTTCGCCTGCCTTTACACGGTAAATATAGCCTCGGTTCATACATTTCTCGCACTCATAGCCAATGAGCTTACCGGGTGTTGAGTTAAACACTTTTGCTTCTTGTTCGGCTCTTTCTCTCGGAGTGAGTTCTTTAGAAGACTTTCTCGCCCGTTGGATAATTTCCTCCGCTCGCTGTGGTGACATTATTCTTGACATTATCGCTTGGATTGAATCCATATCCTACACCTCCTCTGTCTTGGACCTTATTAAGCCATTTAGTAATGAACCCTTTAATGCCGGTTCTTGTTTTTCTCCTGCTCGGATTAGCTTCGAGCCACCCCAACATCGAACGCAATTGTTGTTCTACATCAACAGCAGGATACAAAATTTTGTAGTGCTGAACATCAGATTTTGAAACTGAATAATTACTCTTATCGTTCAAAGGTAATGTAATAAAAATATTTTCACCGGCGGTGTCGGCTGCATTTGCAGACGGCATCGCATAATAATTATTTCTATTTACTTTACTTTCCTTTACTTTACTTTTCTTTGTGTCGTTCTCGGAGAGATTATGTTCATTCTCGGAGAGATTATGCTCATTTTCAGGTATAACTATATAAGCCTTTGTTTCTTCCGTTTTCAAAAGCCAATATAATCTATTTATTGTGCGACCTCGCACGGAGCGTTTTTCGATAGCGTACATATATCGTTCTTGCATCATTTTGTTGGTCAGTATGCTCTCCCTATCAAACAGCCCGTTATCAAACAGCCCAATTCGTAAGCAAAGCTTAACTACCTGATTTACCGTATCTGATTTAATTCCACCGCTCATTCGTTTCGCTATCGTGGCAGCACTGGTTTCTTCTCGCCACTCATAATAGTAACCATTTGTTGCATAAGCTTTGGTACAAATCCAAAAAAATACTCCAAAGCCGTCCCAACCCTGTGCATCAATAAGCACATCAAATCTCTCATCATCATCGAACAAGTGAACATCCCAAGCCGCAAAGTCAAGCCCTCGCTTTGGTTGTCCAGCCATTCACTGTATCACCTCTTTCTTTTTGTATTAAGTTTCAGCTTTGTACAAAGATATTCATCAAGCTCTATACCGTAGATTTTGTACTTATCAAACAGCTCTTTTTCGTGCCGATGTGCTTCATCGTGGTGCTTTCTGCAAAAGCATATAGCTTTTAATCCTATATGTACAATCTGTTCCCTATCTCGCCCCATACCAATTCTGTCAACATGATGAACTTCACCTGGTGCATTGCATATTGCACACTTACGATTTTCAAGACAACTGTACAAGTATCTGCCTATATCATCTGTAACATTAAGCAGAGTATCTCTTGTTCCGATATTTTGGTAGAAACAAAAATCTATCAGATAGCTTATGAAATCTCTTGCTACGCTTTTTTCGCAATCAGACAGCGAAAAGTATTCAATGCCAAATTCACCGCAAAAATTAAACTTGAAATATTCTTTAATCCATTCGGGATTATCTCCGCACCAAAATGCTATATCTCTGATGATTGCGTATATTTTTCTTCGCTGTTCGGCAGAAATCGTGCGTCCGTCAACAATTCTGAGTTCAATTTCATGTACTTGTTTCTGTGCAAGTTCTCTGCCGATACGCTCATGCGGTCTTACTATTAAGTTATATCCGTCATAAGATACTATGTTCGCTGATGTAATCATACTAAGTCCTCGTGTTGGTGCATATAAACGAAGAAACTGTTATTACCCATATTTTGATACAACCATTCATCGCACTTTTCTTTGCTCAAATGTGTACGAAGAACTCTATCTTCGTACACATATTGACCTTTCAATCGTTTATCTTTTATTCGATTAAGTAATTCTGTTTTTGAGTAGTTAGCTTCTACAAGATACAAATCGTAGTTCTTAGCTGTTATATGAGCGATTTCCGATGTATCAGTTGCGTATATAACTTTATATATCCCCTGTTGAGTGTTGAAGTGTAACTTCCAGCCGATATTAGGAACATCATGCCGAAGTGGTACTGCTGAAAAAGTAATATTGCTGATTGAGTACCATTTATCCTGAGCGACTATGAAAGAATTGTATTGAAAGGAGGTATCACCTAATAAAAAAAGCTTTTTGCAAAGATAATTGGGGTAAATTATCCGAATACAAGGGTGTTCGGACAGCAGTCGCTTTAGAGTAGCAACATTACAATGGTCTCCGTGTTGATGAGTTAAAAAAACATATTTAACTCGGTCAACCACTTCACACTCAACAAGTTTGCTGAACGGCACTCCGCAGTCAATCAAGACCTGACCGTCAAGAAAGACTGCGTTGCCCTTAGAGCCTGTGCTTATTATCTCTAAATCAATCATTTCATTCTGCAAGATCATCAATAGAGAACTGTTCTTCATCCGGTTCAGATGAAGATGAATTGTAAATTTCAGGTGTTTCAGCAGGAACTTCTGCATCAATCATGGTATCGGTGTCATAATCGGGAGTTCCGTCAGCATTGATAATATGATTATCAGCTTCATATGCTGTCTGCATTTCAACACTCATAATACCCCATTTGCTTATAAGCTGTCTGAGCATTGTCTTTTTTGCCATAGCATCAAAATCCTTTGCCCAAAAAGTGTAACTTGTACCCTTATTGACATCGCTTGCATATCCGGCTGAATACTTTAATGCGTGCTGTTTCATCTTATCCTTACTCCAGTAAAGAGCCTTTTCAAAGCCATTTACATAGCGAAAATAAGCATAGTATCCGATAGTTTCGGCAGATTCACGCTCTGTTTCATCTTCAATCATTTTAATTGCTATTTCCTCGGTGAGTGGGTCCCAGTTAAGTAGTTCGCCCTCTTTTACTTCTACAACATTAAGTCTTTTATACTGACCACTACGAATAGCGAGCTGTATGTATCCACGATAGCCAAGAACAAATGTAGCTGTTGTACGCTTATTCTTTCTGTCCTTAAACGGGACCATATAATACTGACCGAGCTGTGGTGACGGAGGAAGTCCGAGAGAGTGACCGCAAAGAGCCGCCGAAAGAATTGTAGCTGCATCGCATTCTTCGAGTGCAGGATTTGTACTCACCACAGATGTGATAGCCGCCGTAAATTTCTGAATTTCCTTCGGGTCTTTCATTGAGTTTGAAAGACTTTTCTGAAAAGCCTGTGTCTGGAGCATTGACGAAAACTTCGGCTTTCTCTGCTGAATCTGATTGTTTTGATTATTATAATTACTCATAGCGTAATCCCCTTTCGTTGATTAACTGCTTAACAGTGAGTGCAAAATCTTTAAGCTGTGATTTTGTACCGTAAACCTTGAATGACAATGACAGAACTTTTTCATCTTGCTGTGGCTGTTCTGATATTTCTTCAACCGGAGGAGCAACTTCTTCAGGCACATTTGCAACAAACGGTTCATATTCGTCAAGAGTGTTGCTCACAGCCTGCTCGGCTTTTTCACGCTCTGCTCTTTCGGCTTCTGCCCTTGCTTTTTCTTCTTCAATAGCCTTGTACCTCTCGGTTACGGAAGTTATTGCAACCGATACATTCAAAGACCGCTTATACTCGTACAGGATTTCGTCCTTGTGCTCCTGCGTTGCGATAAGCTTTAAGTCATCCATAATCTTGTCAAGGTTAGATTTTATAGTTTCTTTAAGCTTTTTGAGAGATACGCTCATAGTAATGTTTAAACTAACCTGCTCATATGCCACAAAATCAATACCGAGTGATTTTGAATACTCATCAAAATAGCTTTTTGATTTTTCGTACTTTTCCTGTTTAAGACCCTGCTCAATGGCGTCAACCTTACCTTTAAGGGCGGAATCAGCTTTCTTATAAGGCAATGACACGCAATCTTTGTAAACTGTTTCAAAAGCCTCATAAGGTGTTATTATTTCCGATTTAACCGCTTTTCGGCGAGTTTCAAATTCCGCAAATTCCTTATTGAGCGATGAACGCAACTTCTTGATTTCCCTGTAGTTTTCGTCTGTACATATCATTTCGCAGGCAGTGTTTACCTTTTTCTCAATTTCAGATTTAACCAGCTTGAGATTCTCGATGATGATAGGAATCTGAGCTACCTGAATTAAATCGGTTGAATCAGGTTCTGCATCATTAACTGTTGACAGATTTTTTACTTCTTCCATATCAGCAGTTTCAAGCAAATTAACGGGTTCTGTAATTTTGGTCATTTTATGTTACCTCCTTAATCTATTGACCATTCTTCCTCGGTAATGCCGTGAAAAAGTTCGGCACATTCACGAGAACAGAAAATATCATCATTTGTATCTCTGAAATATGTATAATCATATCTGAGTTCTGCGTTGCACGCTCTGCAATGCCCCATTACCAGTACTTGCGGTGCGTTTGGGCACATCGGATTACACGGAGTGCTTCTGCATACTTCGCACATTTTAATATCTCCTAACTATTGATTTTTCGATTCAATATGATATAATGAGCTTGTTTAAATTTCTTTTTGTTTAATCCCGTGTTGCTGTTCCTAAGCAATGCGGGATTTCTCTTTGCCTGCAAGTTGCATTTCAAACAACGCCTTTGATACTCTTTCAGCTCTGAGTTCTTCCCTGATAAGCTGTTCAAGGTAATAATCCTCAAGGCGTTCACCGTTTGCATCACCAAATCGGCTGATAATAACCGCCAACTTGTTCTTAGCGTGTGCCTTAGCAATTTCAAACTCAGATTCAGTGCATATGTATCCGTTTGAGGATATAAAATCAGTGTAATTCAAAATATTTTCCCACCTTTATATTTAATAAACATTTTGCTAAGGTCCGCAAAATGTTCTTTTCATCAAACAACCTTGTAGTCGTTGGCATTTTCAACCCCCACACATTCAAAAACGATTGTTTCGGGGTCCGATGATTCGTAGGCGTTGAGCTTTCGGGCAAGTTCTGCGTTTTTCGCTCTTTCGGCAACATATAAGGCTGTCACTTTGTCAAGCTTTGCCTTTGTTTTTTCAAGACGGCTGTTAGCAATGTCACGCTCCTGCTCGGTGCTTGCAAGACTTTTTTGCGTGTATTTAAGCTGGTCTTTGCTGTCACGGTACTTTTTTCTAAGCGACCTTTTTGTTTCTAAATCTTTAAATGCCATTTGTTATACTCCTTTCAACGGGTTTGAACCGAGAATATAATTGAGAAACGGTATTCTCGGAATACGGATAGATGTGCCGACTACAATTACATTGAATCCCAATTTTTCGGGTTCGTCCTTTGCCTGTTCACGCAAGTTTTGCGGAGCAACTCCAATAGCCTTTGCGGCATCTTCCGAAAGCAGATAGACATCACTGCTATCCATAATTTCTTTGATTTTTTTGTTCATCTGAACTGTGTCCATATGTACACCTCCTTAATTTTCGTTGGTAATTTTGTCTGAAACGATTTCGACTGATTCAACATCAGCAACGCTGAGAGCCAGTTTGAGCAGTACAACCTCGCTGACCGTTCGTGTTATCTGATAGCTTGTAACATACGGAATTTCTGTTCCGTCAATTTCAAGAAGGAACTTGTCCTTTGTGTCAATAAGTTTAAGTTTTGCCATTTTCTCACCTGCTTTCTGTTTTACCTATCTTGATTTCTACACCTAAAGCCGTTAAGAGCCTGTCGGCATTTTCAAGAGAAATGCTCTTTTTGCCTTTTTCCCAATACTGAATAGCTCTTTTGGTAAAGCCTGATTTCTTAGCAAGCTCACTTTGCGAAAAGCCTTTCTGTTTTCTGCTTTTGAGCAATATTTCAGCAAATTCATTGATGTGCATTGATTTCACCAACTTTCTATGATATACTATATGTAGTGATGAACGGCAATTCATTACACTATATAGCGAAAGGGGTCTTTGCTTATCAAAAAGACAATTTATAACTGCGAATCATTGAACGATAACTTTAGTAAGAAAAATCTTGAAATCGAATATCCGTCAGTCTGTCCTATGTGTCACAAATCTGGCGACCCCTCGTATTTAAGCTCCTACTATATTGACGATGAACATACTTATCCAAATCTTTTCGTTCATTTCTTCTGTCACAATTGTGAAAAGACCTTTTTAGGTAATTATCATATAGGTCCTTATCACGGTTTAACTGAACTTATGGGCTTCGAACCTATTTCTAGAGTAGAAGAACGAGAGTTTCCTAAACACATAAAAGACTTATCCCCTGATTTTTGTAACATTTACAATCAGGCTTATGCTTCCGAACAGTACGAATTAAAAGATATTTCAGGTATGGCTTACAGAAAAGCCTTAGAGTTCTTAGTAAAGGATTACGCAATAATGTTACAGCCGAACAATAAAGATAATATCGTTAAAGCACCATTATCAAGATGTATCAATGATTACATTGATAACAACAGAATCAAAAAATTAGCAGTAGCCTCTGCTTGGCTTGGTAATGATGAAACACATTACGAACGAAAATTCAAAGATTATAATATTGATAACTTAGTCGAATTTATAAACGCTATTGTTTCTTTCATAGATTCTGATATATCCGCTGTCAATGCAGAAAGAATGATAGAAGGTAACTAATTATCCTTATCTGTTGAGAACTTAAAACTAAAATTGAAGAATTCAAGCTGATTGATTGTATCCTGCAATTCGTCAGCTTGTTTTTTTACCTTTTTTATAAGGCTTTCAAACTCCTGCAAATTTGTAGCCGATATATTAAGCACTCCTTCATTTGAATAGTTGCCTATCATTTTATTTTTCATTTCTTCACCTCTTTTCAGCTAAGTCCGTTTAATGGGACTGTGATTGTGGTATTATTGATTGTGTGGGTGAGATATTACCTACTGTTCTTTTTAAGAATTTCGTTGACAACTGACTTTTCTTCATTCGTCAGTAAGTTTTCAACCGGTGTATCTGTAATTTCAGCAATTTTCTGTCTTACTGAAATTTTAGGAATAACGCCATTACGCCAGTTTCGGATATTAGCTTTGCTCATTTCTAATTGAGAGAGTAACGAACAAAGTGTTATATTTCTTTTATCGCATATATCTGACACAATTTTGTAAAAATCCACAATTTATTACCTCCTTTTTTATTGATAATTTAGGTTGACAAATGTGCACTATACCTTTATAATTTAATCAGTTAAAAAAATTAGATTACAAAGTTGGTGCACATTCACACACCTATTTTCGTCAAGTTAATGTCCCCACATCGTCTTGACAAGTTTATTATAGTGCATAAAAGTGTACTTTGCAAGTGCATTTTTGAAATTTAGGTGCATTTATGTGAACTTCGTGAAAAGTGCACAAAAGTAGAGGTGCATTTTTGTGTTCTTTGATTTATTGGATTCAATATGTAAAGAGAACGGTACAACGGTTACTGCGGTTTTGGTTGCAGTTGGTTTGAGTAAAGGTTCTATACGCAATTGGAAAAACGGTGTTTTACCTAAATACCAAACTCGCCTTAAAATAGCCAATTATCTCGGTGTTCCTGTTGAAAGGCTTATGACTGAGCAGGAAATCGAAGAAGAAAAGAAACAGCATGAGCAGATTGAAAAGTTAGTTGAAGATGTTGCAAGAAAGGTTTCTTCCCCTCTTCCGAAAGCAAATTTTGATAAACTTTCGTATGCTGCTTATCAAGAAATGGAAGGAGAAAGCGAAGATTTTAAAAACGATATACTTAGCTATATCAAATTTAAGAAATCTCAAAAAGGAAATGATTGAATGACTTTAGAGGATATTTATTTTGAATGTGAACAAAAAGGGATAACTGTTGATTATTTCAAAACTGACAAAGCAAAAGCATTTTCTTTTCCTTACGAAAACGGAATTGTAGTTCTTGACAAAAGCAAGATTGAAACTACTGCCGAGGAAACAGTTTTGCTTGCTCACGAAGAAGTTCACATAGATTTAGGTGCTTTTTATTTATTCACAACTCCATTAACCGTAAAAGGGAAAATGGAACAAAAAGTAAAGAAACACACAATAAAAAAGCTCATCCCTTTGGACGAGCTGAAAGAAGCGGTTCACAACGGCCTAGCAGAGCCGTGGGAACTTGCCGAATATTTTAATGTCACAAATAAATTTATGGTTGAAGCAATGGAATTTTACAGAGATAATTTATTGATGTAGCCGTAAATTTTTTACAATTTATAGTGCCTGTTCTGCACATTATTTTTATTACAGAAAGTTGGGATAATATGGGATTTTTAGATAAATTATTCAAATCACATAAAACAGAACCGCACCAACAAATAGATTCTCCTACAAAAACAGATACTCCAAAGGAATTAGAAGTTCAAAAAGAAGTTGACGCAAATGAACAGCTACCACAAGCTGTTAAAAATGCTTTACTTGAAAACCCATTTATCAATGAATATAGAAATGAATCTTCTGATAATGCTGTATATTTACTTTTCTGTGATTATGCAGGAGCTGAAAAATGGATAAGAGATTCGGCAAAGCCTGAATCATATTTTAATAATTACATTAAGGCTTTACAAATATTAACAGAAATCTGTAAATATAATGTGCGAAAAACTTCAGGACACCCTTTACCAAAAGAACAACTAAAAGAATTGAAAAATAACTACGAGCAAAATACAACTAGATTTATTCTTAGATATTGGAAATCCACTCTTTTAGCTGCCAATAAATTGAAAACTGATAAGGGCAAGCAAAATAAAATAAATAATTTTTTTGAAGATATATCCAACAAATACAGTTCATATTTGACCGACGAAAATTTAAGATTTGTTGATTCTCTAAAATCAGATAATCAAAGCGACGTTTCTTTAGAAAAAATACCCGTTACTTGTGGTAGTTATGATGTAAGCACTGTTGAAAATATAAGAGCCATTCCGTGTATAAACTCTGAGGTTATGTTTTTATTGCAGAAAGCCGCTACCAATCACAAAGCGAACGGAGATTTAGATTTAGCGGTAGAATGTCTTTTAAAATCTAATCAGATTTCTGATTCTCTTTCATATGAGAAAATGCACCTTACTGAAAAGCAGTACCTACGAGTAATAAAGTATGCCGAATTGTTAAACAAAGAACTTTCAAAACAAATTGAGGATAAGGCAAGAAAAGAACATCCTGAAATGTTTCCTGACATTATACTTACTAAAGAGTGCGAAAGCTTTAAACGACAAATTAAAGCAATGCACAACTTAAACCTGAGTTATATGCAATTAACTACATCAAACAGTTGTGATTTTTGTAAGGGGTATGACAATAAAATTTATAGTATAAACAAAACAGATAATACACACCCATATGTTTATGATTTACCAGTATTTTTACGCACGGGAAGATGTCCTAAGTGCAGAATTTACATAGGTTACTATATGTATTGTCCGGAACTTGAAGATTTAAGTGTCCCTTTGTCAAAAAATGAAATTGAGGAACTTAATAGATTAAGAAATAAAACACTATGACATTATTATTTGAAAGGTGTGTTATCTATGGTATGTAAAAATTGCGGTGCAAATGTCGGCAAAGAATACAGACTTTGCCCTTACTGTATGTCCGAACTTGAATATCCCGAAAACAAAGCAGAACAGCAACCAATTATTATTCAGAACATAATCAATAATCAGCCAAATGTGGCGACCTCTGCCCCTCCGACTGTATCTCATCATCAGTTGTGCAGTCCTAAAGATAAAAGTATGGCATTGATTTTGTGTGTTGTTCTCGGCATGCTCGGTGCTCATTGCTTCTATGCAGGTAAAGCAGGTATGGGTATCCTCTACCTCTTCACAGGCGGACTTTTCGGCATAGGCTGGATTGTTGATATAATCAGAATTGCCGCAGGCTCATACACCGACAGCCATGGTCTGCCGATTAAATAGAATAAATAAAAAAAGACCGCCCACAGCTGGCACTATGAACGGTCAAGTAGGAATAAAAAGTATTCAGTTTTTTCACTCCTAACAAAATTATATAATATATTATCATATTATGTCAATATAAGGAGTGAATTTTATGTCGTTGAAAACAATAAAAAAGACAATTTATTTTTTCAAAACTGTCCCAAAGTGTACCCTTTTTGCAGATGGTGATAGTGATACTGATGTATTACGAAAAATGTTTTCAAAAAGATTTCCAAAAACAGGGGTATATAAATCACGTGATGATCAATATGGAATTGAAATACTTTCATTTGATGACAATTACATATTTGGGACTTTTCTTAAAAAAGATGATTCAACAAATAAATTTATGAAATTAACACTTGTAAAAAATGATACACCTGAAGAAATAGATTTTAATAGTCAAAAAGTAATATTTGAATATTACTCGTTCTTCTATGTCGATTTAAACAAGTGTATGACTTCAATAATATCTAATAAACAATCAGGAAAATTTACTGATATTATCAATCAATTTCTCTTTGAGGAAAATTATCACATTTACTTTTTTCCGTATACTGTAGATTCCATAGATGACGCTATTAAAAAGTTTTCAAAAGTAAAGGCTATTGAGGCGGCATATAATCCTGCCGAATCAGAGCGCACTTTTAAAAATATGCAACAATATAATGAGGATAATTCTATTGAAGTAAGTAAATTAGAATTTAAAATAAAAATTAAACATACCGGTGCAAATTTTCCAGATGTTTTGAAACAAATATCTGCAGAAAGTGAGAAATACAAAAAATACAAGATTGTAGGAGATTCACAGGACGGCATCGAACAGGTCTTTGATATTTTAGAAAAGGTGCTTTATAGAAGTGCTCAAATTGAAATAGACGGCAGCCCTACAGAAAATATAGGTTTTATTAAAAAAACATTTGAAAAAGAAATCCAATTACTTTATAATCAAACAAACAGCTAAGTTAGGTTACAAAGAATTTTTGATTATAAGGTTATATAGATAATACATTGCCGCTAGCACTTCAAGACTACCTGCTATAAAGCCATACATTCCAATATAATTCATAGCAGTTGTATCGCAAATCCAAGATATAATAGGTATCATAAAGAATATTGTTCCAAATAAAATAATTTTCATAAATATTTTATGATGACCATATTTTATAAACCAACTTTTGAATTTACTATCAGAAGGTAGCGCTAAATATACGGTTGCCGCTGTTAGTAAAAATCCTACAAAAGTACCCGAAATTCCAGCTAAATTACTTGCATTTGAATTATTAGTAAAGAATTTTTCTATGAAACAAAATTTCATATCACAGAAAATAACAACAATTATAGGAGATAAAACTGAAACATAAATATATTTAAATACTACTATATTAAATATATTTTTTAATTTTTTCACACAACTCACCCCCTATTCTTATTATAATGATTTTCATCTGTTTGTATATACGATTCAAATAAAAATCACGAAAAAAGGAGTGTAAACAATGGCTTTTGGTGATAATTTAAAAAGGCTCAGAACCAATAAAGAATTCACTCAAGAATATTTGGGCAAGGTATTATGCCTTAGCCGCACAACGATTTCTAATTATGAAAAAGGTAAAATGCAACCGTCAATTGAAACTTTGATTAAATTATCAGAAATATTCAATGTCACAGTTGATGAGTTGATAAAGCAATAAAAATCCGCCCTGCTCGACTGGTCCTCGAACAGAGCGGAATCATCCACACAGGGTGCAGATGATACGATTACACGCAAAATAATTGTATCACATTCCCTTGTGTTTTTCAAGTAATTTAAAGCACAAGGGATTTTTGCACCCTTTTTTAAGCAAAAGGAGTGTATAAAATGAAACTGCCTAACGGCTACGGCTCTGTTTATAAGCTGAGCGGAAACAGGCGCAATCCGTGGGTTGCCTGCGTGACAATAGGCTACAACAAAGAAACACGCAATCAGGAACGCAGGGTTATTGGCTACTTTCCCAACAAGCCGAAAGCTCTGAACGCTCTTGCTGATTACAATCAAAACCCGTTTGATGTTGATTCGGCAAGACGCACTTTTTCAGAAATTTATGAACTTTGGTACAAGGAGTTCATCACCGAAGACACAAATCCGAACACCAAAAGACAGTATAATGCGGCATACAAACAATGCTCAATGTTATACAATCGCAAGATGTCCGATATAAAAATCATTGATATGCAACGAGTTCTCGACAACTGCAACAACGGTTATCAATCGGTTAGGCGAATTAAAATTCTGTTGAACAAAATCTACGAATACTGCATATTTCACGATATGCTCCATAACAATCTTGCAGAAAAATTGAAAATCAATGCCAAGTCAGATGAAACAAAACGAGCACGCAGGGAGTTTTCGGAAAGCGAAATAAATCTTTTGTGGGAATATTCAAATCTTGATTCGGTAAAAATAGTGCTTATGCTGATTTATTCGGGAGTGCGTGTGTCCGAATTGCTCGACCTAAAAATTTCAAATGTAAACCTTGACGAACAGACTTTCTTTGTTGAAAGTTCAAAGACCGATTCAGGTGTACGAACCGTGCCTATAGCAGACAAAGTATTGCCGTTTTGGCAGAAATTCATCAGCGATTCTCAATGTGGACATGTTCTGAATAATACCAATGGCAAGCCGCTGAAATACGATAACTTTAAACGCAACTACTGGACACCTCTGCAAAATGATTTAGGATTTGACCACACCATACACGAAACAAGACACACCTGCATTTCAATGCTTGTATCGGCAAATGTGAACCACACAATCATCAAAAAAATAGTTGGTCACAAGTCGAAAATGGACTTGACCGAAAAGGTTTACACCCACATAAACCCAAAAGAATTGGTGAACGCAATCAACAAAATATAGTCTTATATTATCCTGAATTGTTCATAATTATGTTCCGTAGCTTACATATAGCTAACAAAATCCCCCATTTTCCCCATTCCTATCCCCCTTGCAAGTTACCTGCACCAACAGCCGTTTCTTATGTAGGGACGGCTGTTTTGCACCACATTTTCGGTCTGTTTTATGGTGATTTTCAAAATATTTGAATTAATTTTGAATAAAAAACGAAAATTATGTTGACAAATCCGAAAATATGGTATATAATAATCAAGCTGTTGTTATTAAACAACATTTCGAGGTGTAGCTCAGTTTGGTAGAGTGCTTGGTTTGGGACCAAGATGCCGCAGGTTCAAGTCCTGTCACCTCGACCATATCGAGTGTTCATAAGGGATTTGACTTATGAACACTCTTTTTGTTTTATCATATAATTTTTATGTACGGGCAAGGGTAACACCTTGCTCTTTTTTATGCCGTGAATTGTTCGGTTATATACTCTACGGCAACACCTTTGCGTGTGTCCGCAATGTGGGTTTGTTTTGTGGCGTTCGGCAATTCGATATATCCGATAAAACGGTAATATATAACGATTCGTTGCGTTCGACTTTTGCCTGTGCCCTCTGTTTCAAAAATATCAATATGGTCAATCAGTTCTCGAAGCAGCGGTGATGTCAGATTATCCATTTGCATAAACCTGCGAATTGCCGATATGAATTTTTCATATTCCGAATTGTTGTTTTTCAACTCTTCGATTTTGTGTCGAGTATCCGCAATTTTGGCTTTTAAGTTCATACGCTCTTTTTCGTATTTATGGGATAACTCAACAAACCACTCATCGCTGACTTTTCCGATTACATTATCCTCATACAATTTTTCATAAATTTGCGATACCGTGTTGTTGCGAGCAATCGCTTTTTGCAGTTCCGACTCCAAAAACTTTTTGTCTTTTTCTCTTTCTTCGTCATTTTTCCGCAAAAGCAGTTGTGCAAAATATGACTCGTCAATTTCCAACATTTCAACAAGTCGCCTTAATTCAAGTTTTACAACTTCTTCAAGGGCGTCTGCTCTGACGTAATGTCTTCCCGGGCACTTTCCTCGATAATCAACTTTGTTGTCGGAACAAGTGAAATAGTGAATTTCTTTATTCGAGGTGCTTGTGTGGTACCTCATTTTACTGTGGCAATCTCCGCAATATATCAATCCGTTAAATATACTCCGTTCGCCGTTTTCTTTTTTCGGAGCCCGACGCTTTGTTTTTGAAATAAACTTCTGTACGGTTTCAAATGTTTCTCGGTTGATTATCGGTTCATTTACATTCTTGAATACAGCCCAATTTTCTTTAGAGTTTTCATATCTTGTTTTGTTTTTAAATGACTTGGAATATGTTTTGAAATTGATAATATCTCCGCAATACTCTTGTTGAGAAAGAATTTTTTGAACAGTTGTCTTACACCATTTGTACGGATTGGTTTGTGTTTTCTTTCCGCCTCTGTTCAGTCCTTTTGACTGCCAATATGCCATAGGAATAAGCACTTTGTTTTCCTGCAATTCTCTTGCAATGGTTTCGTTGCCTTTTCCGTCGAGGCACATTTTGAATATGCTTTTCACAACGGTTGCGGCTTCCGGGTCAATTATCCACTTCTTTTTGTTTTCAGCGGATTTCATATATCCGTAAGGCGGTTGTGATAACGGCTCTCCCATACTGCCTCTGAGCCTATGGGATGAACGAATCTTTTTTGAAATGTCTCTTGCATACATTTCGTTTAAGATATTCTTGAACGGTGCAATTTCACTTTCTCCCTCATCGCTGTCAATGGCGTCGTTCACGGCGATAAAACGAACATTATGTTCGGGGAAATAGCTGTCGGTATAATTACCTACCGAAACATAATCACGACCCAGGCGGGATAAATCTTTAACCATTACGGCAGAAACAAGTCCGATTTCAATATCGTCGATAAGCTGTTGAAATCCGGGACGGTTAAAATTTGTTCCGGTATATCCGTCATCCACATAATATTTTGTATCCGTTAAACCCATTTCTTTTGCTTTTTGTGATAGCAGCTTCTTTTGATTGCCTATGGAGTTACTCTCGCTTTCTGTTCCGTCATCACGGGACAAACGACAATATAGAGCCGTTATCCCTATTTGGTTTTTGTTTTTCGACTGCATTTAATCCTCCTTTCCGACAGTCGAACAATCATATTCATCTGTCATTTTATCATTGATGCTGTCAACAGACAATTCTGCGAAATCGCCCGTGAGATATTTTTTCAATCTGTTATTCAAATGATTGCTGTCGCTATATTTTTTAATGTTAAAATCCTCAAATTTACCGCAAACAATATATCTTACTCCGTTTATCATATATTCGCCTGTACCCAAGCTAAAATTTGTTATTTGCTTTTTCATATCATCTCTCCCTCTCACGCTGTCGGATTAAATATTTTCTGTAATGCTCGCAAGCTTTAATTATGAAATCTTCGGTCTTTTGTTTATCCAAACCTTTTGGCAAGACATCACGCAGCTTGTCGGCAGGTATTCGCACTTGCTCTTTTTGATTTGGCTTTTCTTCATTGAGAACGGCGAAAACCGTATCGACGAAAAAGTTGCCGTCTTTACTGAATTTTCTTAATCGCTGTGCCTGCGATAATGACGGTGTTGCGTCGGTAAATTCTATTTGTTCAAGTAATATTTGTTGTTCATATTCCGACAGATATGAAAGTTCAACCGCAGGAGTAAAGGCTATCCTTTCCTCGTCAACAAGTTTAAGTAATTCGGGTATTAAGTTTGTTAAGCGGATATATCGCTGAACATTTCTGCCGCTTTCGGTATCGGATATGTTATCTCTTGACTTGTGGACAACTTGTCCATAAGTTTTACCTTGATGTTTCAAAGCCTCTGATTTCATTTTGTATGCAAAAGCTTTTTCGCTCGGTAAAATATGTTCACGGTGTATGTTTGAATCCACCATTTGCACAATCGCCTCGTCTTTTGTTAATTCTTTTATTGTCACGGGTATGCTTGTTATCCCCAATTCCTTGCACGCTTCAACTCGTCTGTGTCCGCTGATAATTTCATATTTACCTGCCGGAAAAGAACAAACTATTATCGGTTCAAGCAATCCGTTTTCTTTTATGCTTTCTGTTAATTCTTGTTGTTCGATTCCGTTTCTTTTCTTAAACGGATGATTTTCAAAGGGAACAAGCAAATCTATACTTATGTTTTTTATCATTTTAATCTCCATATATATTCTTTTCTCGGCCGGTAACAGTCTTAATCTTCTAAGTCTTATTACCTTCCGTTATTCGGAAATCAAGAAAACCGAAAATCAGAATTGTTTCAGATAGATAATGCTCGGCTTCCCCTGACCTTGTCTTTTGCGAATAATCAAATCTGCGACTTCAAGTTCGAAGAATAACTTGCATATCTTTTCGTGACCGAAATGCAGTTTTTCCTGAGCGGATTTTATTGTGAAATATTGATATACTCTGCCTTGATTATCTATCCAGCCGTTTTTGACGGACAGATACATTCGGTCAAGTAAAAGTCCGTACAGCATTTTTGCATCGGTTGAAACCGATTTGTACTTTTCTTCAAATAACGCTTTAGGTACTTTGTAGAATGCAAAGTTTTTGGCATCCGATGTTTTGAAATATCTGTTCACTGTGTTACCTCCGTTTCTGTATTGATTTGGTGCCGAAATCGGTAATTTTTTCTTTTGTATCGACATTTTATTGAAAACAAGTATCGCTATATCAAATTAACCGCTGTCGTCATATTCATGGCGATTTTTAATGCTTTTTGCACCTCTTTTGGATTTGTACTTTGGGCAGAAAACAACGATTGCCGTGTGGCTCTGCTTGCATTTGTTTTTGCATTTGAGACAAAGGCTGTTATATGTTCTTCTGCCTGTTTCGGGATTTATGAAAAAAACCCATTCTTGTTTTGCTTTCTTTGATAATCTCGGCATTGTAAAAACTCCCTTCACTTGTTTAAACCGGGAGAGGCATTTTGCACCCCCTATTTGCAAATAAATTTTCACCTCTCACTTGGTAGGCAACGAAAACGATCAAAAATTAACCCTCTGACCAATATTTTTTTATTACTCCTTCACTTGTTTGAACAGAGAACGCTTTTTTTGGGGGTGTTTTTGAAAAATTTATATTTTTAACATTTACCTCTCTACTCATTTGGACAAAGGGTGACGAAATGCACACCCATTTTCTCGATTTGCAAAATGTTTTTATTTACCCCCCATTTGTTTGAACCGGGAGAGCCGTTTTGTACCCCCTCCGAAGAAAAAAGTTTACGAAAATAAAAAAATCCCTCCGATTTATCAAATCGAAGGGGAAAAGTGAGTTTGAGTTTTGTATTGAATTTTAATCGGCAATTTGAACTTCAGTCCGAATTACAGTACGCCGAATGAATTTGTATGGTGGAAATCAGTATTCAATTATGCTATAATTATTTTATATATCAAAATAGATGCGCAAAGCATAGCTTTCATTGCTTTGAAATTTTAACTTTAATAATCATCGGGAAAGGTAAACGAAAATGGCTAAAAAGAAAACTGATGAAAAATCACTGAACATAGACAATATTTTATTTAACTGCAGAAACTATTTGCGTGCCGCACGAAATTCAGGCTCGTTTTTTGAAAAAAGAGATATGATGCTTACTCTTGTATTTTTACGCTTTATCGGAGAAAAATACGAAGACGGAGTTAAGGCACTCCGCCAAACCTTAATTGAAAAAGGACTTGACCCGGATGATGAAAATATAAAAGCGGCATTTTTTGATGATGCCACATTTGCAGACGGAACATATAATCTTCCCATAGAGTCAAGATGGTCAACCATAATAAACACGCCTGCACCAAAACTTAATGTTGCTCTTGATACCGCTTTAATCAGACTTGAGGAGGAAGACCCTCAGTTGAAAGGCTGTTTTATTAACGGTACATTTACAACAAGAAATTTAGCTCCGAATGATATAAAGAAAATTGTGGATGAGGTTAATAAAATCAGTCATAAAGAGTTTGGAAAAGATAGAGACTTAATCGGGTATGTGTACGAATATTTCCTTAAAGAATTTGCTGTTAATGCCACAAAGGAAGAGGGCGAATTTTATACTCCTCACGATGTTGTTCAGCTTATTGCCACTATGATTGAGCCTTATAACGGAACATTATATGACCCTTGCTGCGGTTCGGGCGGTATGTTTGTGCAGAGCGCAGCACTTGTAAAATCAAAGCAGGGCAACCTTAACAGTATCAATGTTTACGGTCAGGAAAAAGAGCCGGCAACCTATCGTCTTGCAAAAATGAATTTGGCACTCCGTGGCATAAGTCACAATCTTGGCAGCGAGGCGGATTCTTCTTTTACTCACGATTTACACGAGGGTTTGCGCTTCAATTATATTATGGCTAACCCGCCTTTTAACCTTAAAGGCTGGTATAACGACAACTTAAAAAATGACCCACGCTGGGCGGATTATGCCACACCGCCCGAAAGCAACGCAAACTATGCTTGGATTTTACATATACTTTCCCACTTGAAAGCTGACGGCGTTGCAGGTTTCCTGCTTGCAAACGGTGCTTTGAACGATAGCGACACTTTAGATATTCGCCAAAAACTTATTGAAAATGACAGGGTTGAAGCGATTGTTGTTCTTCCGAGAGAATTGTTTATTACAACAGATATAAGCGTTACCCTTTGGATTCTTAACAGAAATAAAAAAGGCGGAAATTATCACGGCAGAAATCTCCGTAACCGTGAGCACGAAATTCTTTTTATGGATTTGCGTCAATGGAAAGAAAATCCAGTTAAACATGAGAATAAAAAGAAAGTTTTCCTGTCCTCAAAAGACTCCAAAAACACCGAGAATATAACAATAAACCTCGCCGGTCAAATCGAAAAAGCGGCTGAAATTTACCACACTTGGCAAAATGAAGGAACTGTCAGCGAAAAATATGCAGTACCTGAATTGTATCGCTCTGTAAAGGTGTATGACAGCCAGTTGACAGACGAAGAACGAAAAAACAATGTTCCTACAATCGAATCAAAAGGATATACACTTACTCCGAGTAAGTATATTGAGTTTATTGACCATGATTTGAAAATCGATTATGAAAAAGAAATGGCTCGAATTCAGGCTGAAATGCAGGAAATTATGAAGCAGGAAAAAGAATCCCAGCAAATGCTGGAAGATGCATTTAGGGGGATTGGATATGGCATTGACTAAGTATAAAATTGGTGATTTGATAACAACCGTTGATGAAAGAAACACAATTGGAATTCGTGATTTTTATGGCATTAATATAAATAAAGAATTTATGCCAACAGTTGCTAATACTGAAGGTCTTGACGAAAGAAAGTATAAAGTAGTCAGAAAAAATCGTTTTGTATATAGCGGTATGCAAACGGGAAGAGATGAATGCATACGAATTAGTATGTACACAAAAGATAAACCGATTCTTGTTTCGCCTGCTTATGTTACTTTCGAAGTAACTGCATTAAGCACTGTCCTTCCTTTATATTTTTTTCTGAGATTTTTGACAAAAGAAAAGGATAGATATGGTGCGTTCTGTAGTGATGGCAGTATTCGTTCAAATCTTGATTGGGAAGTCTTTTGCGATATGAATATTGAACTCCCATCTATTGAAATTCAGCAGAAATATGTTGATGTTTACAATGCAATGCTTGCCAATCAGCAAAGCTATGAGCATGGCTTGGATGATTTGAAATTGACTTGCGATGCGTATATAGAGGAGTTAAGAAGAAAAACACCATGCGAAAAAATTGGTAAGTATCTATCTGAATGCAATGAAAGAAATAATGTCGGACTAACAGTTAATAATGTTCGTGGAATTGCGACGAGCAAAGAGTTTATCGACACTAAAGCCAATATGGACGGTGTTTCTTTGAGTAACTATAAGATGATTCACCCGAATGAAATTGCATATATTTCCGATACTTCTCGTAGAGGAGATAAAATTTCTCTTGCAATGAATTCTTCGGATGAAATGTATTTGGTATCATCTATTTCAACTGTATTCCGCACAAATAAGGAGCACCTTCTGCCTGAATATCTGTTTTTGTTTTATTCAAGGACTGAGTTTGACAGATATGCACGCTTTAATTCATGGGGTTCTGCGAGAGAGACATTTAATTGGAATGATATGTGTGATGTCAAAATCCCCATTCCAGATATAACAATCCAAAAGTCAATTGCAGAGATGTACATGGTATATAACAAACGTAAAAAAATTAACGAACAGTTAAAGGTTCAAATCAAAAACATTTGCCCTATTTTGATTAAAGGCTCGTTGGGGGAAAACTAA